ATATAAATACTGGGGGAGCAAACGCTCCCCCTTTTTTTGTTTGGAGTAAAAAATGGCATTAACAGCAAATAAAAACTATTTACAACCTACTGGATTTAAGGTAGTTATTAATAGAGAAGACTATCCTAATTTGGAATTTTTTGCTCAGTCAGTAAATCATCCAGACGTGTCTTTGACTGGTCCTACTGTGCCGTATCCTCGTATTGATAATGTAAACTTTCCGGGGGATGCATTAGGATATTCAGAACTTGGAATCTCATTCATTCTTGATGAAGACATTGACTCTTATACTGAATTATATAACTGGATGGTCAGTATTGTTAACAATGACTTTGTATCACAACAGGCAAGAAGTCAAAGAGTAAATCCTGAGACTCCTACACAGGCAGATATTACAATCTCTATTCTTTCCAGTCATAATAATGTCAACAAAAGCATTATATACAAAGGGTGCAACCCTACTTCTTTGAGTGGTCTACAACTTACTTCTGTAGCATCGAGTGTTGATTATCTAACATTTGATGGGTCTTTTTCATTTACAAGCTTTGATATCAGAGGATAATATAGTATAATATATGAATGATCAAAAGCGGTGGTTAGTCTTTTGGGCTAGGACTGTCGGTATGCCTATCGGAATACACGATGAAGATAGACCGACAGACTTACCAATTAAGATGAGTGATGTATATAGAGCATTATTTTTTAGAACTTTTTGGATAGTCCTACACATACTGACCTGTATAGCGATTATTGCTGGAAATGGTAGAACATTAGGATTTTGGTGAACTGAGGATATTATATAATGAAACTTGACTTGGAAAGCATCCTAGAGATGTGGAAAGATGATTGCAAGATTGAAGAGTTTAAACTTGATGAAGCATCTAGACAGACTCCTTCTCTGCATGCAAAGTATCTTGAAATACGATCTCTTACAAAATTGAAACTGCAAGAAGTAGAACTTGCGCAGAAAACCCTGCTCAAGAATAAATGGGCATATTATAATGGTAAAATGGATGAAGATACCATTAGAGAGTTTGGTTGGGACTTTGACCCTTTCAATGGTCTAAAAGTAATGAAAGGTGATATGGATTATTACTATGATGCAGATACAGATATTCAAAAGTCTGAAGCAAAAATTACCTACTATAAAACTATGCTAGATACACTAGACGAGATAATTAATAACTTAAAATGGCGCCACTCGACTGTTAAGAATATGATCGACTGGCGAAGATTTGAGGCTGGAGGATGAGTTACTTGGCATTATTTGATGATACTGAATTTATTTCCCATGCTGGTTTAACACTAGGATGGAAGATCGAAATGGATGCGCTGTATACAGACGATTGGCGGTGCCTTGCTAAGATGATCATGGAATACGAGAATAGACCATTCCGTGAATCTGTTGGTATTCCAAGGGGTGGTGTCCGTTTAGGGCAAATGCTTAACGAGTATGCAACTGGTAATCCAGATGATCCTGTTCTGATTGTAGATGATGTATATACTACAGGCACTAGCATCAGAGAGTTTATTGAAGAAAACTACAAAGGACAGGAAGTATTTTGTTGGGTAGTTTTTGCCCGCAACGCAATTGATAAACGCCATATTAAAGCATTGTTCCAAATGCCTTCTAAGTTCAGACCAGAAAAATGAGCGATTTAGTAGTCAGACAAAAAAACTACTCCGCATTACAAATCCAGTGTGAACCTCATGTCGCAAATGAGTTGAATGACTTTTTTGCTTTTGAGACACCGGGATACAAATATATGCCATCCTATAAGAACGGTAGGTGGGATGGTAAAACACGACTGTTCAATGTTCGTAATAATGAACTGCCTGTCGGTCTTTGGGAATATCTGTCTGATTTTATTAAACCAAGAAACTATACGCTCGGTGTGGACTATGATACTCAGTACGGAGCGCCAGACGCCAAACTCGCAGTTCGACCTTTAGATGTCTACAAATTTATTCAGAAACTTAACTTACCCTTTGAGGTAAGGGAATATCAGTTTGATGCAGTTTGTCAAGCTCTACAGTCTAGACGTGCTATTCTGCTTTCCCCTACAGGTTCTGGTAAATCACTAATCATCTACATCCTAATGATGTGGTATCTTGAGCATTATAATAAACGTATTCTAATTGTAGTTCCAACAACTTCACTTGTTCAGCAGATGTTCTCTGACTTTGACAATTATGGATTAGAAGCAGGTGAAGTCTGTCACCGTATTTACTCTGGCATGCCTAAACATGATATTAAACAGAGAGTGTTTATTTCTACATGGCAGTCAATTTACAAACTTCCTAGTGCTTGGTTTGAGCAGTTTGGATGTATCTTTGGTGACGAGGTGCATAACTTTAAAGCAAAATCCCTTTCTGGTTTGATGAATAAGTCTAGAGAGGCAGAGTTTAGGATCGGCACTACGGGGACTCTGGACGGCACACAGACACATAAATTAGTTCTAGAAGGTTTATTTGGTAGAGTTTATAAAGTTACTACAACCAAGAAATTAATGGACAATGACACACTTGCTGAACTGAAGATTAAAATTCTGGCATTAAAATATCCACCTGAAGTTTGTCGTGACATTATAAATACTAAAGACTACCACTATGAAATTGATTATCTAGTAGGCAATATCAAACGTAATAGATTGATACAAAACCTAGCATTAGATCAAGAAGGTAATACTCTTGTTCTGTTTCAATATGTAGAAAAGCATGGTAAGATTATCTATGATCTAATCAAGGATAAAGCACATGAACGGCGTAAAGTTTTCTTTGTATCAGGTGAAGTTGATGCTGAAATCAGAGAAGAAATACGGGGCATTGTTGAACAACAGAAAAATGCTATCATTGTGGCTAGCCTCGGCACGTTCTCCACAGGGGTGAATATTCGCAATCTTCATAATATTATTTTTGCTTCGCCTTCTAAGTCTCAGGTAAAGGTTCTACAGTCTATCGGTCGTGGTCTAAGAAAGTCCGAGGACGGTCGAGCAACGTTGCTTTATGATATTATGGACGATTTACACCATAAGCAGAAAAAGAATTATACACTCTTGCACGGTCTGGAAAGAATGAAGATATATAAGAAAGAGCAGTTTGATTATGAAATACATGAGGTGAAGTTATGAGTGAATTAGAAAAATACGGAGAAGAATTCGAAGATGAGAGGCCTCGTGTATTCAAATTAGTTACCGGGGAAGAAATTGTCACAACCGTAATTCGAGTTGATGAATCTTATTTTATTATTGAAGTACCATTAGAAATTAGATATAATTCTATGAAGCAATCTTTATTTTTAACTAAATGGAAATTTGGTTCAGATTACAGTAAAGTCATGACATTAGCAGGTGCTTCGATTATTTCTGTTTCCACTCCGGATGAAGCTGTATCTGAGAATTATGCTGAGTATAGAAAACAATTAATTGAGAGTATGCTCGAAGATGAAGAAGATGCAAATAAAGAAGAGTATACTCAAACAAATATTGATATTGATGAAGATACTCCAACCCTTCATTAAGGTATATTCCCCGCTCGCCGTAAAGTAAACTTATTATACTCTAAGATTTTTGATCCGTCAAGCCTAAAAATAACTTGACTATCATAATATCTTTTAGTATACTATATTATGAATTTTATAAGTCAAAGGTATTTTCATGGCCCGTAAAAAGTCAGATAACTACATCAACAATAAAGAATTCTCTAAAGCAGTTTTCAAATATGTAGAAGAATGTAATAAATGCGAAAAAAGTAAAACTGAACTGCCTGTAGTTCCTGACTATATCGCACGTGGATTCCAGCAGATTGCCGAAGGTTTATCTCATAGACCTAATTTTATTTCATATTCATACCGTGATGAAATGGTTATGGACGGCGTAGAAAACTGTTTAAAAGCAATTCGTAAATATAATATTGAAGCTGCCACACGTACAGGTAATCCAAATGCCTTTGCATATTTTACACAGATCACCTATTATGCATTTTTGCGACGTATTGCCAAAGAAAAGAAACAACAAGAGATTAAAGACTCATATTTTGCAAATACCTTTGCTGCGGATTTGATCGAAGGGTCTTCTAATCAAGATGACACCTCTAAGCATATTACTCATGCTGCTATCGAAACGGCAAAAATGCGAATGAATGAAAATAAAGAGTTGACGGATGATGAATATGTAGATATACTAGAGAATGGATTGCCTAAGAAACGTATTCGAAAAACAAATGACTCTGATTTGACGGAATTTTATTAATATGAAAATTGCTCTCTTGAATGATACTCACTGTGGTATTCGTAACTCCGGTGATATCTTCCTTGATAATGCTGCTAAATTTTATGATGAAGTATTTTTCCCCTATATGCGGGAACATAATATCAAACAGATTGTCCATTTAGGTGATTACTATGACAACCGTAAAGCAATCAATATTAAAGCTCTACACCACAATCGAAAGCACTTTCTTGAACCTATGCGAGAGCTCGGTATTCGTATGGATATTATTCCTGGTAATCATGATACTTATTATAAAGATACCAATAATCCAAACTCTCTCAAGGAACTACTCGGATACTTTATCAACGAAGTTGCAATTATTGAAAGACCGAAAGTCCTGACATATGATAGTCTAAAGTTTGCTATGATCCCATGGATTAATAAAAGCAACTATGATGAAATCATGAAATTTATAAATAGTTGTGAAGCAGATGTTCTTGGCGGTCATCTTGAATTGAGTGGATTCGATATGATGCGTGGTCTCAAGAACGAGCATGGCATGGACCCATCACCATTCAAAAGGTTTGACATGGTTTTCTCTGGTCATTTTCATACAAAATCAAATATTGATAACATTTATTATCTTGGAACGCAGTTTGAGTTTTTCTGGTCAGATGCGCATGATAAAAAGCATTTTCATATTCTAGATACAGAGACCCGTGAACTCACTGCTATTCATAATCCCCATACTCTCTTTCAGAAAATTGTTTACGACGATACAAAATACGAGTATAATAGTGTTCGTGACTTAACAGATAAGTTTGTGAAGGTAATCGTAGTGAATAAAACTAATCCAAAAATGTTTGAAGACTTTATTGATAAGATTCAAGATCAAGATATTCATGAATTAAAGATTGCAGAAAACTTTGACGATATTCTCTCTGATGTAGATGATGAAAAAGTTTCTCTGGAGGATACTTCTACACTGCTTGATAGTTATGTAGATGCTATAAATACTGATCTAAGCAAAGAACGATTGAAGACAGATATGCGCAATCTCTATAATCAAGCGCAGGCATTGGAATTGGTATGAAGAATTATAAACTCAAAGAATTTATTGAAGTGGTTGAAAGCGCAGATATTATTTACGGTGAAGTCTCCCTTAATGCAGCAACTAAGATTCCTGCACGGGTTAAGAAGAAGTCCGTACTCGATGCGCTTAAATCAATCAAACACGAAACACTCTATATGACTTCTATCGGATATTATGGCCAGTTAACAGAAGATAAAAAGGGTCGTAAGATACTAAAGGTGCTATAATGACAGAAGATATTTTTGACTTTGGTTTTACCGCAGTCTCAGAAGAAGAATTAGAAGTTGTCCAGAAGACTGCTGCAAGCGCTGAAGAAGCGGCTGCTACAGCAACGTCTTATGAGGACAAACTAAACAAACTCTACAATGCCATTCTCCCACTACTCTCTAACCTCAAACTTAATCCTGAAAAGGATTACATCTATTGGCCTAATCGTACTACTAAGGTCGAACAATTTGAAGAAATGATTGCTAATATAATCAAATAACACTATGCGGGTATCGTATAAAGGCTATTACCTCTGCCTTCCAAGCAGATGATGTCGGTTCGATTCCGTCTACCCGCTCCACTCTAACACCTTCACCGTAGGGGTAATAGCCTACAAAAAGGACAAAAAAATGGACTATATTTCAATCTGGATGGTCGTAGGTTTCCTACTTGCATCCTACTCTGTTATCGCCAACGATTCTGTTCAGACGCTAGGAACATGGATCG